CAGGAACAAGGTATTATTTCAGAGTCAGAGTAACTAATAGTGCCGGCTCATCAAACTGGACGACGGGAACATATACAGTTGCTCTAGGAACCAAACCATCTGCCCCAACAACATGGTCAAATAAGACTGTGTTAGGTATAGGCGAGAAGATCTTACTTTATTGGGTTCAGAATTCAGAGGATGGGTCAGACCAGTCACATGCGCAGCTTAATTTGAGTATCGATGGTGTATCACAGCCGACAATAAACCTGGACAAATATATTGGCAAGGACAATACAAACAGTGTTTATACCATAGATACAAAGAACTATACGAAAGACACAGTGATAAAATGGTCAATCCGAACAGCAGGTGTTACCGGAGAATACGGCGACTGGTCAATAACCAGAGAAGTGAAAGTGTATGTACAGCCAACAGTACAGCTTACGTTAAGTAATAAGAATAATGAACCAATCACTGAGATCACATCGTTCCCAATAGTACTTGAATGTACAACTCAGCCTGATACACAGAAACTCATAAGTGCGAGCGTGACAATATCATCAAATGATACATACCAGACAATGGACAACTTGGGTAACTTCAAAATGGTATATGCAGGGGATGTGATATTCAATAAGTATTACAGTGGAACTCCGCAGACATCCAAGGACGGTGTAGAATATGACGACAACAGAACTGCCATTACACTGAGCGCTAACAACATAGATTTTGAAAGTGGTCATACTTATACGATCAACTGTGTTGTAGCATTAGATTCTGGGCTTACTGCGACAGATACCATAGAAATGACTGTGGAATGGGAAGAAAACAAGTTATCCCCAGATGCGTCAATAGTAATCGACCCAGAAACACTCACGGCAATTATCAGTCCATGGTGCGTTGATGAGAACGAAGAACTTGCAGTCGATGTATTGTTATCAGTGTACAGAAGAGAGTTTGACGGCACCTTTACGGAAATAGAAACAGGCGTAGCAAATACAATGGGTATTTCAGTGCCAGACCAGCATCCGGCTCTTGACACGGCAAGTTACAGGATAATTGCAATAGATCAGAACACGGGGGTAGTCAGTTATGCAGATGTAGCAGAAGATGTCGGAGAAACTGCTGTAATAATCCAGTGGGATGAACAGTGGGGATCATATGATGCTTCGGGTGGAGATGGGGATGCTTTGGAGGAACCTGCATGGACATGCAAGATGCTCAGACTTCCTTATAATATTGACATCTCAGATAGCTTTAATCCAGATACAGAGTTACTCGAATATGCTGGTAGAGAGCATCCTGTTAGCTATTACGGAACACAGATAGGGCATACATCGAACTGGAATGTAGTCATACCGCACAATGATAAAGATACGCTTTCGATGATCCGGGAGCTTACAAGATGGCTTAACGACGTATATGTAAGAGAACCGTCCGGTACAGGTTACTGGGCAAGCATTTCTGTATCATACAGCCAGACACATTGCGAGTTAACTACACCGGTACAGTTCAGTGTAACACGAGTCGAAGGGGGTAAGTGATATGCCTGATTGGACAAAACCAATGCAGCAGACATACGAATACTACATTGTCGATCCTGCGACATGGCGGGATACCGAACGGCTTATGAACGTGAAGATGGGTGCAACAATATCGAGGGACGCTGATGCTGATACACTTGGCTCAGCGTCTTTTGATTTATCAGAGAGTATTGGGGAATGTTACATAAGGACATACCTCGTCACAATTCAAAATGGGATACGTGAACGGTTTCCATTGGGGACGCATATGGTTCAGACACCATCAGAAGAGTTTGATGGTAAGGCAAAAAGCGTATCTGTAGATGCGTATACACCGCTTATCGAGTTGAAAGAAAATCCGCCCCCACTTGGCTTTTCCATACGGAAGGGTGAACCGATAATGGACAATGTGTGCTCACTAACCAAGTCGCATGCGAGGGCGCCGGTGATAGAGTGCACAGACAATAAGAAATTGGAAGTGGATTTCGTTTCTAATACGGACGACAACTGGCTAACGTTCCTGAAAGATCTGAGCAGTAATGCAAAGTACGAGTACGAACTTGACGATCTGGGACAGATATGTTTTAGACCAGTGCAGGAGGTTACGGCATTACAACCGGTTGTTATTTTCGACGATAGCAACAGTTCTATACTTTTACCAAGTATAACAATCAGCAGGGACCTTTATGGGATACCAAATGTTGTGGAGATACTGTATTCCGGAAACAATCTCACATATCAGACAAGAGTGGTCAACAACGACCCGAATAGCCCGATATCTACAGTGAATCGTGGGCGGGAAATAATTCGCAGAGTGACGAATCCGTCGCTTACAGGGAATCCAACAAAAGCACAGATTGACGAATATGCAAGGCAGTTGTTAAAAACACTGTCTACGCTAGAATATACTGTGAGTTATTCTCATGGGTATTATCCAGTTCGGGTTGGGGATTGTGTTCTGCTTAATTATGAAAGGGCAGGAATACTCAATCAGAAAGCAAAAATCATAAGTCAGTCTATCAAGTGTACAACAGGATGCGTTGTCACAGAAAAGGCAATATATACAAATAGTTTATGGGGGTGATGAGTCATGCAATTATCGGCGGATCTTGTATCTAAATTTGTTAAGGCAACCAAGGATACAAAAACGCAGGATGGGACGACCATGTACGGCACGGTAGTGATGCAGAATGATACTCCATATGTACGACTTGATGGTTCTGATATACTCACCCCGGTTACATCTATGGCAGATGTGCACAGTCTTGAGCGGGTAATGGTTCTTGTTAAGGATCATACAGCAACAATAATGGGCAATGTATCTTCACCATCAGCTCGAAGCGATGATGTTAAAGAACTTACTGAAGTTGTTGCTGATAAGGCGAGTATTGGCGATCTCAAGGCAATAAATGCAAATATAGAGAATCTCAAGGCTGATAACGTAAAGATATCCGGTAAGTTGACAGCTACAGAAGCCGATATAAAAGATCTCGAAGCAGATAATGTTACTATAAATGAAAAACTTACAGCTAATAATGCCAGTATCAAGTATCTTGAAGTGGACAATGTCAGCATACATGAGAAGCTCACTGCTAATGATGCAACCATAGAAGAACTTCAAACCGGGAAGCTTGATGCAAAACAGGCTGATATAAAGTATGCACAGATAGATTTTGCCAATATAGGCAAGGCAGCACTGGAGCAGTTCTTTGCGAAAAGCGGTTTGATAGAAAATGTCGTGGTTGGCGATCAGCAGATAACCGGCACATTGGTTGGTGTAACTATCCTCGGTGACAGTATCAAGGGTGGTACAGTCATAGCAGATAAGCTGGTTATCAAAGGAGAAGATGGCCTGTATTACAAGCTGAACACCGATGGTAACACGGTAGAAAAAGAGCAGACAGATTACAATAGCCTTGATGGCGGTGTGATCAGAGCCAAGTCTATCACAGCAACTAAGATAGCCGTTGACGATCTTGTGGCATTTGGAGCAACAATAGGCGGCTGGCACATAGTGGATGGTGGTTTATACTCTGGCACAAAGGAGAGTATGAGTAATATCTCCCGGGGAACATATCTCGGAAGCGATGGTCAGATAAACGTTGGTGATTCTGACAATTTCATAATGTTCTATGTGGATAATAAGGGGGAATCCCATCTTGCTATATCGGCAGATAAATTCACCCTTGGCAAGCAGAATATAGAAAACGTTATAAGCGACATAAAACAGGATGTTGATAATGTCAGAGATGAGATAACCACACTCCTGAGAATAGAATCATCAAGAGGAACGGTATTCAAGAATAATGCAGTATCAACAGTCTTGTCTGTGGTGATATATCATGGAAAAGACAGGATAACAGACATAGATAAATTACACAAGGTTTATGGAAGCTCTGCATATATTCAGTGGAAATGGCAGAGGCTTGAAGAAGAAACATATGGAATTATATTATCCACCGACTCTCGAATAGAAAATGGTGGTTTTTCTTTTGTACTCACACCGGATGATGTAGATACAAAGGTGACTTTCATGTGTGAATTAATAACAGATTAATGAGGAGGAATATAATCTATGGCAACAATAAAAGCAGCAGATCAGATTACAGTGCTTGATGTGTCAGACGCATATAACGTTGTGCTGTCAAGCGAGGCGTATACATTTCTTGGGGACACGCAGGGAGCTGCGGCCGGTTCTAAATGCACAACAGATGCAGCAGCATATTGCGGTAATAACATGTGTTCCGTTGTTACAGTAGATGCTAAGGCAATCGTATGTCCAACAGGTGTGACGGCTGAGGTAAGCAACAGTGGAACTTCAAAAGTTACAATCACGTTTACTCTGACAGCAAAGCTGACAACCGCATGCGAAGCGACTGTCCCAGTTGTTGTTGACGGTGTAACTATCAACAAGAAGTTCTCATTTGCAGTAGCAAAGACAGGAGCTACAGGTGCTAAGGGCGATAAAGGAGCTACAGGCCCAACCGGACCACAGGGTCCTCAGGGGGTATCCCCAACTGTATCAGTTACCAAAGCTAATGGTGTGACAACCATAACCATCACCGATAAAGACGGCACACATACCCAGACAGTAAAAGATGGTACAAATGGTACTCCTGGTGCAGCGGGGGCAAACGGTAAGACCCCATACTTCCATGTAAAGTACTCAAATGATGGCGGCAAGACATTCACATCAAACTCAGGTGAAGATGTTGGAATGTATATCGGTACATGTACTGATTATAACCAGGCAGACCCAGCAACCGTCAGTTCATATACATGGGCGAGAATTAAAGGTGAAACGGGTGCTAAGGGCGATAAAGGAGCTACAGGTCCAACAGGACCACAGGGGGATACTGGAGCAACGGGACCACGGGGACCTCAAGGTAATGCAGGAGCAGACGCAATAACTGTAACAATCACATCAAGCAATGGCATTATCTTTAAAAATAATACCGGTTCTACCGTGCTTACAGCACATGTATTTAAAGGAAGCACCGAACAGACAATAGCTGATAATGGAACTGTATCTGGACTTGGAACAATAAAATGGTATAAAGGGGCAACACTTGTATCTACATCAAAGACGTATACGGTTACTGCTGGGGCTGTGGACAACTCTCAGGCTTACACATGTCAGCTTGAAGCGTAAGGGGGTGTTTCTATGGCTACTATCAAAGCCAAGGCAGAAATAACCATATTTAATGTCAAGGATGTCAAGAGTGTAACAAGGTATTATCTACTTCAATCATCCACAGCTACAGCACCGGCTAAACCTACAACTATCAATCCTGGGGGTAATTGGAAGACGACAGAGCCGTCTTATACGGATGGCTCTACAAATACCTTATATTTTGTTGATCTGACTATTATGAGCGATGGCAAGACATTCAGTTACTCAGATGTATCGAAGTCGAGCAGCTACGAAGCGGCTAAGTCAGCATGGAATAAAGCAAACAATGCTCAGAATGCGGCAAAGGCCATATCTGACAATATCTATACTGCTAACACTACAACCATCGATGGCGCAAAGATTACTACCGGAAGTATTAAGGCTGCTCAGATAGATGTTAGTGACTTATTTGCACAGACCATCAAGGCTACTGGATCTATAGAGGGAGCGGCAATCAAAGCAAAACGCGGTTGTATAGGTAATTGGGATATTTCTGATGAAGGGTTGGTACAAGGAGTCGGTGTTGTAAAAACGGTATACGATGGTGCATTGAAGAAAGATATTAGTGAGTATAGTGAATTATACATAGGTTCCAATCTTGCATTGATGCAAAAAGGTTTGGCATTTTTTCTTGTTAAATCTAGGGACCCATTTGTGATGGGTGAAGAATCAGCAACACCAATTCGGGAGCGATACGGTATAACACCGACCGGTGAGCAGTATACATATGGGGAATGGGATTCTGTTGAAATAAACGGAACAACTGTAGATTATCCTGTGACCTATATAGCTCTCGCCAAAAGAGGAATATCAGCATATAGCAGTACAGTTGACAATAACGGTAAGGTTCAGTCAGAAGAAAAAGTAAACATTAACGCTGATGGGGCTAAGTTCGATGTGATCACAAATATCGGCGATTGGGTAATAAATGCAAGTCGAATAATCAGCAAAATTGGACTAAGTATGGGTGCTGGTGGAGCAGGGTTAATACTCTGTAATGAAGATGGTAAACCAGTTATTTGGATACAGGATGAAAACAGTAAGCTGACATTCCGAGTTGATAGAGATGGTACGATGTACCACAATGATAATGTTTTAGGTGAAGTAATAACAAAAAACGTTGGTGCAAAATCCATGAGCTCAGGTACTTGGACAGATACAGGCGCATCAGTTACGTTGCCAGCAGGAAAATACGTTGTTAATGGTACAGTACTGTTTAATAGTGCCGCTAATGGACAGAGGGGTGCCCGATTTGCCACATCATCTACCGACTACTTCAGAGAGAGCCAGCAGATGAATATAGCCGGAACAACAAAAGGAGTAACAAGTGTACAGTGCTCATATATTGCGAACTTGAAAACGTCAACAAAACTTAACCTTCAGGGAATACAGTCAAGTGGTGCGGCATTGAGCACTATTAACAGTTACATTCAGGCAATCAGAATAGCATAAGTCGGAAAGGATAGAAAGATATGAGCATATTGATATATATAATAGTGCCTGTCATCGTTGCGGTACTGGCGTCATCTGGATTATGGGCGTTTTTGCTTAAAAAATCAGATAAAAAAGACGCTCAGTCAGAAATGCTGATGGGCTTGGCGCATGACCGGATATTGTACTTAGGAAAAAGTTATCTTGCACGTTCGCCTACATATATAACGATGGACGAGTATGACAATCTCAAGAATTATTTATATGAGCCCTATAAAAAACTTGGCGGTAATGGTACTGCCGAGCGGGTTATGGATGAGAT